TATATAATCTTGAAACAGGTAATAAAATTAAAAATGAAGCTAGAGAAAAAGCTAATCTAGTTCCTGTATTAGTATTTAACTCTGGAAAAATTATTGATTATGCTAAAAAAGCATCAACTGGTACAGGTGGAGAAATATTAAAAGATTTACAAGGTGGTTTTGCTGGTTTAAATTGGACTTCAGACAAGGCTACAAACTTTAATTTATTAGGTCATCAATTAGCTGTTCAAAATGCACAATTAGCACAGAATCCTGGCATTAATGGTACAAATGCTGGTCAAGAATTAGCTGGAAAAATGGCTGGAACAACAGCATGGGATGAAAATTCAATTATCCAAGCAACTAGAACCAATAGAGCATTAGGTGAAATTGCAAGTTTATTTAATCAAGGTGTTAGAAAATTAACTCCTGAAAAAACAATAAATTTCCAAAATAAATGGAATGATTTATTAAAAGTAGATACGATTCGTTTATATGATGGAGTTAAAAATAAAGAATCTGATCCTAACGCATTTAAAGAAGTTGTTAAAGAACTTGGTGGATCAAAGTCTGAAAGATTTATTAACGCTGCAAAACATTTAGATAAAATTAATGAATTAATATCGAAAGGTGAATAATGGGAGCACCAATATCATCTAAAGATTTACTAGCAGAAGCAGGTTATACAGAACCTAAAAGTTCGGTAACTTTTGGTGATGCTGTAGTTATTCCTAAAGACAAAAAGATTGACTTAGAAAACTTAAATCCTGAGTTGTATTCTCGTATTGAACGGATGCGAGAGGATTGGAAAAACAATAAGGAATTAAATCCTAAAGGAACTGACTTACCGATTACTCGTGCAGCTAGTACGGCAGCAGAACAAGAAGATTTAATCAGACGAGCTAAAGCTGGTGAAAAAAACATTTATACTCCAGCTCCTGTACCAAAAGGTGCAAAGATAGTTCATCAAGATGCTATTGATTTGCCTACAAGTATTCCTGATACATTTTTAGAACAATACGGATTACATAGACCATTAAAGAATAAAGGTGATCCAGTTCATGTTCAAATTAATCCTAAAATTGAATATAAACTTCCTGAAGTCAATAACTTAATCTCTGCTGCTGATTTATTAAAAGAAGCTGAAGCTAATCCTACTGAACACAAGAATTATGCTCCAACCGATGTATTTGCTGCGTTACTAAATAAAGCATTAACAGGAACTAATTTAGTTAATCCTAGTGAAATTAAATCAGGTTCAATGCTTGAAAAGTTGTTAGGTGGATTAGAAGCTGGAACTTCTGCCGTAACTGGTGCTATTACTGGTATTCCTGCTTCGATGGCTTATGGATATGTACCTCCTGGCAGTCCTCAATCTGCATATGATGAAGCTACAAGACGTATGCAAGCGATACAGCAGTTTCAGTATCAACCTAAGACAGAAACAGGTCAGAACCTTATGGAGATGCTTGGTGGACTTCCTAAGACGATTCTAGGCACTTCTGCTCCATTACCTCCAATGCTCGGAGTTGAGAGTCAGTTACTTGGTCGTACTGCCTACGAAAGACCTCCAAGTGTTGTTAAAAAGCCAATGCCTAGTCCATATGCTTTAACAGAACCTCCTATTGTAAAACCAACAAATGTTGTTGAATTGCCAACATTAAGAGGAGTTGGAGCTGCTGAAGTTGAAAACAATCCATTCTCTGGAAAATTAACTGGTGAATCTTATGGTCGTGGAGAACAATTCCCACAGATTAAATTGTCTAAGATTTCTCAAGACGTATCTCCAGAAGAACAAAAAGTAGTAGCTGAAGCATTACAAAACGTATTAAAAGATTCAAAATCAATTAGACCTGGTGTTTTAACTGGCAATGAAGATACTTTAAGAGCTGAATATGATGCTGCAAGTCGAGCAGATAAATCTCCTGCTGGTCAATTATTAAAAGAACAAATTGTTAATGAACAAAATGCTTTAACTACTTTTGCTTTAGAACGTATTGAAAAAACTGGTGCTAATAAGTTATTAAATTCTGATGAAAAACGTGGTTATGCTTTAAATAATGCTGTTATTGGAAGATTTGATCCTAAAACTGGTGAATATGAAGGAATGTTGGGTTTTATTAAAAAACTTAAACATGATGTTTATGAATACGGACATAAAAAAGTTGGCGATAATCCAGTAACTGCAACTAATTTTGAAAGAGAATTAAATAATCCTGATTTACGAGATGCTTTATTAGCACAAGGTTCTAGTGATTTTACAAAAGGTGTTGATAAATTTTTAGAATCACATAAAACAAGAGGATTTAATAAAACAAAACCTAATTCAATTTCAGGATTAGAAGAAATAAGAAAATCTTTAAATCGTTTGCGTGATGAAAAAAATAGTTATGAAGTAGGTCAATTAATATCTGCAATTGATGAAGATATTGCACAAGCTGGTGGGCCTGGAGCAATCCAAGCTGGTAGGCAAATTCATGATTTAGAAAAGACTTTATTTGGTTCTGAAGGTATGAAAATCAATAAAATATTTGGTGAACTTGATGCAAATGGTGTTAAAAAAGGTGTTGCTACTGAAAAGATTACTCAAAAGTTAAATGATTTACCTGCTGATCAATGGAAACATATTTATGATACTGCTGACTTGGTTTCTAAAGGAAAAATTAAAGTTGGTAATTATGGTTTTAAAGTACCTCAAGATGTTATTGATCAAGCTAATCTTATTAAAAATGAGATGAAAGGTGCTATTGCTAGAGAAATTTATCAAGAAGGCGAAAAGAAAATTGGTGTATGGAATCAGAATAGTGCTAATGTAGCAATGAACGCTTTAGCTGACAAAATTAATCATGCGTTTGATCCATCTGAAATTAAAGCATTTCACGAATTAAATATTGCTGGTCAAAAGATGCCAGGTATTCATTCTTATTTAGGTGGTGCAAAACAAGCTGAAAGTATGGGATTACTAAAGAAAGGAATCTCAAAACTTCCTTATATTGGTGGTGTAGTTGCTGGTGGTGCAACAAAAGGAATGGGAACAGGTGCTGGAGTAGCTGGTGGCGAAGTTGCACAGAATTTAATATTGCAAAATCTTAGCAAAAAAGACGCTGCAAAGATGAGAGAAACAATGCAAAAGAATTATAATCTAGGTAAGTTGCTAGAACTTAAAAAAGCGAATGAGGAATAATCTATGAGTGGATCACTAATTCCAAACGGAAAACAACAGTATTTTGATGCGAATGGTACTCCACTAGCTGGTGGTATGGTATATTACTACATTCCTTACACAACAACTGCGAAGAATACTTGGCAAGACATCAACCTAAGTATTCTTAATACTAATCCTATTATTTTAGATGCTGCTGGAGAATGTATTGCATGGGGAGCTGGTGCTTATAGACAACAAGTTTATGATGTCAATAACAATTTGATTTGGGATCAATACACATACGGTATTAGTCCTACAGGAAGTAACTTTGTATCGCAAGAAGAAGTGCAAACTGCAACTCAAGGTCAAACAGCTTTTTCTTTAACGACTATTACTTATACACCAGGCATTAATTCTTTAGTCGTATTTGTGAATGGTTCAAAGCAGTTAGTTGGCACAAATTACACAGAAACATCTGGTACGGTTGTTACATTCGTTACAGGACTAAATGCTGGTGATGTTGTGGACTTCTACGCATCTTTGCCTGCTACTTCACAGAATATGAGTAACGCAGTAACTGTTGCTTATTATCCTCCATTTACAAATAGTGTTGCTACAAACGTACAAGCAAAACTTGCTCAGACAGTATCTGTTAAAGACTTTGGTGCTGTAGGTGATGGTACTACAGACGATACGACAGCTATTACAACAGCTATTGCTAATTCTCCATTAGGATGTGATGTTTTGTTTCCTGCTGCACCAAATGGTTATTTAATTAGTTCTACTATTAATCTTAATAGAAATGTAAGATTAGTATTTGAAGGTGCAAGAGCAGTAAATAATACTGGATTACCAGGTTCTTATTTACTAAAGAAAAGCACCATGACAACATCAGGTTTAAATATTACAATAAACGGTGCTACAGTTTATGGTGGGGGTATTGTAGGCCAATCAGGAAATACTGATAATGGTATAACAATCACGGCAAACAATGTAATTCTTGACCAAGTATGTGCAATTTCTTGTGGTAATGACGGCATCAGAATTGGACAAGATGCTTCAGGTACAAATTCAAATATATTTAAATTAATAAATCCTGTTTGCAGTTATAACGGTAGACACGGTATTTATATTAATGATAATAATTCAGGTGCTCCTAACGCTAACGCAGGAACTATTATTACTCCGTTTTGTCAATCTAATGCAGGAAACGGCATTACTGTAGCAAATTCTTGGTTTAATACTATTGTTGGTCCTTTATGCGAAGCTAATACTACTAATGGTATTCAATTTCAAAGTGGTTCAGATAGCAATACTGTAGTTGGCGGAGATTGCGAAGCTAATACTGTTCATGATATTTTAATTGATAGTGGGGCTAACTTTAATAGTTTTTTTGGAACATTTATTGGTGCTGGTATTTCTGGTCTTGTGGACAATGGGCTTGAAACAGTATTAATTGGTCAGTATGTAAATAAAATTGGTGCTTTAACTACAACACCTTCTGCTGGTAAATCAATTACAGCTTCTTCTGCTGGTAATTCTATTTACTTTCAATATGCTTCAAACGCAACTGGAGCAATAGCATGGAAAGTAGGAGACGGTATTATTTCTCCTGGTACTTATTCTATTTATGATTCTACTAATTCAGTTCAATCTTTAAATGTAACTGATTCTGGTGTAGGTTTAAATGGATACATTAGACCTGGATTACCTACGGGTGGTCAGCAAGCATTTAGCGGTATGTATGCTGGTGTTGGAATACCTAGCAATACAAACGGACAAAATGGTGATTTTTATTTTAGAGGCGATGGAAGCGCTGGCTCTTCTGTTTATATGAAACGTTCTGGTTCTTGGGTTGGTATTGTCTAATGGCAAATATGCTCTTCGCAAACAACTGTAATACTACTTTAAATTGGAGTATTACAAACGTGGCAACCTCAATGGTTGTTACATCTGCGACAGGCTTTCCTGTTCCTACTGGTTCACAATATTTTTATTGTACACTAGCTGATGCTGCGACACAAACAACTATTGAAATTATTAAAGTAACAGCAGTATCAGAAACCACATTTACAATTGTTCGTGGTCAAGACGGAACTTCAGGGACTGAATTTGCTGCTGGAGATGTTATTCGTTGGGATATTACTTATCGTTGCATTAATTAATTTTAAAAATATATGACTATACCTCGTAATCTATCGTTTCTTGCTGAAGGTGCTTCTAGTACAGGTGTATTAGGTGTGGCTAACGGTGGTACAGGAAACGTAACTTTACCTGCTGGATACATTAATTATGGTAATGGAACAGGAGCGTTTAATTCAAGTTCTAATTTAACTTTTGACGGAACAAATTTAAGCATAGGCGGTGCAGTAACATCTACTATTGCTAGTAAAACTGCTGCTTTTGGTGCTGCTGGCGGTAGTATCTATACAAGTTATTATGACGGTACAAAAACTTGGAGAAGCGGGTCAGGCATTCAAATAGCAGGAGTTTATTCTTTTTATGATGTAACTGACGCAACTACACCGCTTAATTTGTTTCCTTCAGGTGGTGTATCAATAGGTAACACTACTGATCCAGGTGCAACAAATTTAAGTGTGACAGGTAGTATTAGTGGTGCTAGTGTTTCTTCTACAGGAACAGTAAGTGGTGCTGGCATTGTTTCCACAATTAATGGTACGCAACTTACTTTACAAAGACTTGGTCCATCTGCAACAAACACCATGAGTTGTGGTGGCTCTGGTGAACTAGCATTTGTTAATAGTTCTGCAAATGCGTTTACATTGTATAATACTTACGCATTTTTTCCGACTGCTGCAACAACAGCTTCAGCAGCAAATGCTTTTATAAATAATGGCTCTTCTGGATATGCAAATCAATTATTAAGGTCTACATCTTCATTAAAATATAAAACAAATGTAGAAGATTTATTGCCTGAATTTTCAAAATTAATTTATAAATTAAGACCAATTTGGTATCGTTCATTGGCTGAATCTGATAATAAAGAATGGTCTTGGTATGGACTTGCAGCTGAAGAAGTAGCACTTATTGAACCAAGATTAGTTCATTGGACTTATGAAGATAATCAATATGATTATGTTAGCATAGAAATTGAAGGCTCTAATCAAAAAAGAAGAATATTGAAATCGGATGCAGTAAAAACTCCAGATGGTATTCAATATGATCGTATCAGTATTTTATTACTAAAAGAATTACAACAATTGCGTTCTGAATTTGATGCTTATGTTGCATCTCATCCTTAAGGATTAACTATGAGTACATTAATACCAAAATTTGAACAAACTGGTTCAACAACCATTAATAGACCAATTAATTTAAAATTACAAGAATCTGTAAGCGTTAAAGATTTTGGTGCAACTGGCGATGGCACTACAGATGATTCTGCTGCAATTCAAGCTGCTATTAATGCAGTAATTTCAGCACAATCAACTAATCCACCTACAGGTATGAATCCTGCAAGTATTTATTTTCCTGCTGGAAGTTATAAAATATCAACAACAATAAATGCAACGGGAATATTATTGTTATTTGGCAATAGTCGTGGAAGTGCAAAGATATTATCTTATGTAACACCAACATTTAATTGTGGTACATCAACATCTTTTTCAAATTTGTTTTTTTCAAAACAAACAAGTGGTTCTACGGCATTGACTTATGCAAGCGGTGCTTATTTGGCACAAATTGATAATTGTGGTTTTACTTCTTATACAATTGGTATTGATTTTCAAGGAACTTATGGAACAACTAAAACATTAGTTCAACAATGTTCGTTTGATTCAAATACAACAGCAATTAATGTTCAAGGTACTAGCACAACACTTTCAGTTAAAAATAATCAATTTAATACTGGCACAACTGCAATTAATTGTGCAAATTGTTTTAATTTTGAAATTACAGGAAATAATTTTGAAGATTACACAACACCAATTGTTATCAATACTCAATTAGTAAATTCATTAATTTCTGCAAATTGGTTTGAAAAATCAGCGGCTGGTAGTGTTATTCCTTTTACAGACAATACAGCATCGCCAGGATATTTTACTATTAATACTTTTGTAGGAAATAGATTTGTTTCAACCAGTACACCCAATTATGGAACTGCAAGTTTAATTTTTGATAATGGCATTTTACAAATAAATCCTGCAAGTTTATCAAATCCTGCAAGTGGAATTACTTATACTCGATCAAGCATTACTCCATTGACGGCAAATGCTGCTGCTTCTACATCACCATTTGATTATACAGTTACAACACAAAATGCCGTTGCTTCACAAACCAGTCGTGGTGGTGATTTTATATTTGATTTAGGTGCAGGATCAAATGGACAACCTTATGGTTCTCCAAGACCTAAAACAGACAATACAAGCAATTTGGGTTCGGCTTCATATCGTTGGGCTACAGTATATGCAGCGACAGGAACAATTAATACATCTGACGCTAATCAAAAAACTGACATTGTAGATATATCTGACATAGAAAAGCGTGTTGCTGTAAAACTTAAATCATTAATAAAACGATTTAAGTTTATTAATGGTAAGCGTTATCACTTTGGAACTATTGCTCAAGACGTTAAAGCAGCTTTTGAATCAGAAGGACTTATAGCAGAAGAATATGGATTATTTTGTTCTGATACTTGGTATAAGGATCAAAATGGCGATGTTTACGAATCAAATTTAGATTCAAAAAATACATTAATTCCAAATTTAACAACTCATACTCAATTGGGTATTCGTTACGATGAATTGTTTGCGTTTATTGTTTCAGCACTATGATTAATTACATACTATTCGCTATATTCGCACTTCTCCAATGTGGAGATTTTTGGACTACTTATCAATGTCTAAAATCAGGTAAAGGACATGAAGCTAATCCAGTCGTTGCATTTGCTATAACTAAGATTGGATTAGTACCTGCATTGGCTATTTATAAACTATTTGCTATTTCAATAGGCTGGATCATTAAAGATGTATGGTTTGTTATGTTAGCTTTAGATATTGCTTACGGATATGTTGTTTATCAGAATTACAAGATATTAAAGGCTTAGTATGGATATGGAAGCTATCATTATCGATACCGATAAAAGATTAAACTC